GACACATGTACTTCATAAACTTCCTGTGTCTCTGTGTTAAAGATTGCACTCACATCAGCATAATTACTCTTGTATTCCAAAAACCTTGCATTAGGATAGCAATGCCAAAGATAGTAATCCCCACCAGAAATACGGTGATCAAATGTTTCATTCAAATCTTCTAGGTACATAGTTTAACTCCTAATTGTGAAATTACAGTATACATCAAAATAGATATATAGTCAACTTAAACGGTCACTTGCCTGTTTAGTATAATTGGATTGCAAATCTTAGATTGAATCTCCAAATAGAAAGTATGATACTTTGCCATTCTAGCGATATCTTTTTCAGTCACGCCTTTCAGTCTACGAATATCAGTGTTATGACGCAAATCTGCCATTTTAACACGCATTGCATCCTCACTAGCAAAAACACCTTCTTTATATTCGTCATATGTTTGACCGGGTTGTTTAGTCAATGCACGAATGCCATTGATAACACGTTCACTAATACCTGCTTCTCGCAAGTCCTTGTATGTGACCTTTGTATCTTCAATAACGTCATGACCAAGTGCCATGCACATTAGTTCCTCGTCATCACTTTTGAGGTAGTGCATGACTTTAAGCGGGTGCAGAATGTAGGGATTACCACCCTTGTCAAATTGACCATGATGTGCATTAGTTACAATGACTAGCATTGTGTCTAACATTTCGCCTTTTCTCATTTTTTGTCCCTTTCTCTTACTGTAATTACACTATACGATATATGGGATTAAATGTCAAGCAAAAAATTTAACTAAACCAAATGCCATAAAAATTAACGCTACAATGTTCACGGTCATTTGTGGTTTGTTTGAAACACGAATAGTCCATACTAAGAATGCTAGTGTACCAATAGCAAAGGCTCCGATGTTCAACACATCATAATGATATTCTACTCCCAAAGTATTGAGCAAGTGTCCTATCATTATAAAGACGGCACCAAACCATTGTAGGATATCGTTTAATTTCATTCTACAAGTCCTACACTTTTCTTAATTTCATAGCGGGCAATCTTTTCATCAAAGTACATGTGAACGCCTTCATTGTAAGGGCTTGCTACTACAATTTCACCTAGCTCGGTAGCAAGTGATTGCGTAAATTTAAGTAGGATAGAATAAGTGTCCTCAGATTGACTCAACGGATCACGATCCAAAATCTCTACTGTACTGTCAATCAATTTTTCAATTTGTGTGTTCATATTAGGATCCAGTTGACAAGAAAAGAATTGTAGGGTCGATAGAGGATTGAGTAAAGCCTTCGATGAATGAATGATGCTCATCACCACTATCACGTATAAGTGCATTAGCCGCAACATACAATGCCGCCCAAGTACTACCATTGATAGCAACTTCATGATCACCGGAACCATATGCACGATATACTACTTTTGTCACACCTTCAAACGGATGACGTTCGCTAAGATTGTCAACTTCGTAAATAGACCAAGTAGCAAACAAACCAAGTTCCTCACGGACCCGATCGTAATAATCCATTTTGTTTTCAAACATTGCATTGTTCTGTTCGTAAGCACCTTCAAGACCACCACGAATATCGTTTGCGGCTTTAGCCAATTTGATGTACAGTTCCTTACTCAGTATATCTTCCAATGTTTGCTTGACAGAATCCAATTCACACAATGCATTGTGAATAGTCTTGAATTCTTCGGCTGTCAGAGTGGGGTTGCAATTCATTTTGTGTCCTTTATTTAACTGTCTAAGATTCTATTATATACCCAAACCCATTTAATGTCAACCTTTTACACCGAATGTGTTGAGTTCGGGTTGAATTGTGTTAATCAACAATGTCTCACGGGCATGTGCTTCTTTTTTGCCACGCACGATTTCAACGATACCAAATGTGAATGCTTCGTTACCATGTGTGCGGATAGACTCGCTCAAAGCCCAACCTTTGCTTTCAGTGTTAGCACGTTGAACATGCTTTTGAATGCGGCGAAACACTGTTCGTTTGGCGTTGCCACCGAATGACAAAACTGTCAATCCAATGTACTCTTGACCGGTCACATTGTTGCGAATCACGTAGATAACGTGATTACGATCTGATCTGCGTTTGCGTGTGTTTTTCGAGTTCATACATGTATTATATGCCCAAACCCATTAAATGTCAAGCCTTTTTTTGGCTCTGTAAGTTATTGATTTCCAATGAGGAATTGTAGTGCTTTTTGTTGCTTTTCTGCAACATCTTGTTCCCAAGGTTGGGCTAGGTACTCTTTATGAGACATATTCTTATTAACTTTATAAGTCTTATTTTCCCAGATAATATCGCCAAAACGAGTATTAGTTAATCGTTTTTGATATATCTGTTCTAAATGTAATAACTCATGGGTTAATGGAATAACAATATCATTAATAGATAAATCTAAATTAATCCTAATTCTATTAGGAGTACGATAATCGATTAACGTTTCTCCATAGTTATTGGGACCTAATTGAATTAATTCGATTTCGATTATATCAGGTAACTCCAGATAATCTCTAAGTCGGATGCAAACATATCTTGCAACTTTCTCTTTTTGATTATCCGGAGTTACTCCTTTATAAT